CAAACCATATTGCGGTTTGCCACCATCAAACTTGCGACCACCTGTTGTGGCATTTTGTGATGCTTTTATAATATCAGACGATGAAGCACTTTCATAGCCAGGTTGGTATGGCGCTTCTTCTACAAATTTTTCTCTTAAAGATTTAATCTTTTCTTCTTGAGGAATTTCTGATAATATGAATGTTGACATCTTATAACTTGCCGGTATACTGTGCAACTGCTGGCATATTACCAGTAAATGCATATGTTCCGATGTGTTGTGTTTTCATCCATGGGCATAGGTGAATTGTACCACCTATCTTACGCCACATTTGGCAAAACATATAATCTTCACTTAGATATCTTTCTGAACCACCGCCAGTAATAGAATCAGCAGAATCAATCACAGTATCAAAGTAAGCATGGATGTATCGTGAACCATCAAAGTTAGCTTGACCGACATGGTCAGGTTTGTATTGGATAGTCGGATAGGCATCTTTCATCTTCTCAAAGACATGGCGCTTAATCATCATGTGACCAGTTCCAATCTCTAATACTTCAAGTGGATCAGATACCTGAAATGATGATGTTCCTTTTACGACATTAAAGACATACTCACCCACCAAGTTTTCAAGTTCTTTTGGTTCTAAATCAGGATGGTTTCGTGCAGCAGCTGCTACATTAGCCCAATTGATTGATTTTTTAGGATAGGGACCACCAATAACATCTTTATCTAATGCCATTAAAGCAATAACATCTTGGGGCGAATAGTGAATATCAGAATCAATAAACATCATATGTGTATATTCTGAGCGGAGAAATTCATCTGCCAGATAGTTACGAGCTCTGGTGATTAGTGATTCGTTAAATAGAAAAGAAAACTTAGTTTCAATTCCATATTTGTTCATCGTCATTTGTAAATCTAAACATGACTTGATGTATAAGCCGTGTGCCATACCGCCATACATTGGGGTAGCAATAAAAAGCTTATTCTTTTTTAATTCTTCAACATTGACTTTAATTTCCATTATATACCCATAAAATAAAAAAAGGAGAGATAATTATATATATCTCTCCCTTCTAGTGAAACGCCGTTAAATTAGGCGAATGTTGCGAAACCAGATTGGCGGAGTGCCATGATACCAGCAGCAACGATGCGCTTGGTTGGTGTACCAAGGCGATAGAATGAAACTTTGTCACCGTTTGCATTAATACGGCTATTCAAATAAATCGCATGACCTTCTTTACGCAATTCATTAATTGTAGCGGACGCATTTTGCACACCAAACTTAGCACGCATTTGTGCGGCAGTTAAAGTGTTATAATCACTATCTTTTGTCAAATATGACAATACTTTTTGCTTTGCAGACATTGTAAAACTCCATAATTAAAATGAACCACTTTTTAGACATCTGAGAGGTGGTTCTTCTCTCAAGATACAACCATTGTAACATAAACGAATTGAGTAAGTCAAGCGTTTTACGGCAGACTTACTCACTATTGCCTTATTAGAAAGGGATTTCTTCCGTTTTAATTTCTTCGGTAACTATTGGTTCGCTGATTGTTTCTGCCATCAATGTTTCCGTATTAGCACCAGCATCCACTTTTGAATACAGGTCAAGGAAAGACATTTTGGTATCATCATCAAAACGATTCAGGCATAACTCAATAGCTTTTAATTTGTTACCAAATACGCCATAAGTTTTACTGATATGCACCAATCTACGGGTAGAAATCACTTCATCAACTCCGCCTTCAACAAAGGTTTTACGAATCACATCAGCCCATGTAACTAACTTCTCGGCAAATTCATCATCTTTATTGCCATTAAACTCTAATTCTTTTCTGATAATCTTCCGTTCAATATTAACGGGAGGCCAATCTTGCTCGTAAGTATTAAGGAATCTTTCCAAGAAAGCTTCGTTAAGAACATTGGTAAACATATAACGACCATCATCTGAACCTTTACCTTTAGTATTTGCGGTGGCAATTACTGTGAAACCATCAGCGGGAACCACAAGTTCATTTTTCTTTTTGAGTAGAAATGGTTTACCTTCAAGCACACGCTGTAAACAGGAAAGGTTCTGAGCACCATAATCAATCTCATCAACGCAAAGTACCGCACCTTGACGAGCAGCTACAGTAACGGGACCATCACGCCACTCCATTTGGCCATTAATCAAAACAAAGTTACCAAGTAAATCTGATTCATCGGTTTCAGGTGTCATTGATACACAAACAAATTTACGCTTTAGTTTGGCACAGGCCTGTTCAGCAGACATTGTTTTACCATTACCTGAATGACCAGTAATAAAAATAGGATAGAATTTCTTACTTGCAATAATGGAAAGTAAGTCATCAAAGTTACCAAACGGCACATAATTTTTATATACTTTTGGAACTAAATCTTCGGTTTCTAAATCGGTTATCACATTGGTAATACGATTACCAGTTTTGATTTCATTAGGTTTAGGCATTTGAATCACTTGTGCATTATAATCAATTAATTCAGCAACAGGTGCTGGTGACGATGAGTTTGGCACTTTATAAAGGCCACGACCAATTTTGTTACTTTCATTTCTGGTAAACCATTGAGCATTAGTAATGCCAATTTCACTACAAATTGCTTTAATTTCTTTTCTGGTAATGGTATTTTTACCAGTTGCAATTAACATAGAATTAAACTTCTCACGGACTTCTATTTTTATACCACGCATAATATACTACTCCATTTCTCACTAGATACATCCATTATATCACATCCATCACCATTTGTCAAGCTTGCCTGTTGCCTAAAAACAACATCTTAGGCTGCAATCCCATCAATGAATCTGGACACCATTACACGATTAACTATTTTCTTTTTATTCATTTTCATAAATGCCGTTTTTAATTTACTAGCAGTTACGGTACCAGACACAATCAATTCCTCATCTTCAATTTGGAGGTCGGTTCCACCAGGCAGTATAAAGAAGGATTCGTATCCTGAATTATACGATTGAACAAACTTTTCATTTTTAAGTTTAGATACAATATCTTTCACCACATCGGACTTTTCTAAACGATATCCATGATTAGCAAACGGATTGCCAGAAGCTATTATCATTTCACGAATTGTTTTGTTATCTTTGTCGATGTATTTGTTGGTAATGTTACATCTTAAATCACGGCCTTGGCCAGCAATAAAGAAACCAAAAATCTTTGCACCAGTCGTAGCACGAAACCAATTAAAAATTGCAACCCGAAATCCATCTTCTCTTGTATAGTAACTATCATTGATGTTTGAATCCACTTTGACCTGTAGTTTAGAATTACGGTCTTTGATGAATACATTTTCAGTCTTAGGACTAAACCTTACGGGACGAATTTTTGATTCAATAGGATCAGAATCCCAAGAACGAGCTTCACATAATTGATTTACAAAGTTGCAATTATCGGCATCACCATCATGGACAATAACTAAATTAATTAGGTCTAAATTATTTAGCTTGCGGAATTTCTTTGTGATAGGTTCTAATGCAACCATCGCCTGTATTAAAGGTGTATTACCAAGAGATTCACTATTAGGATAACCAACAGCATACCTTTTCATTCCTGATCCATAAGCATCACGCAAAATAATCAGGTTTCGGACACACCGATTAAATTCAGCGGTACTCATTTTAGAATTAATATATTCACGCAGGTATACTGCATCAAAAGCAAACTCATTTACTTTAGTATCAAAACATTTTTTTCTTTCAAATCGCTCATTTGGAAAATCTTCTAGGCGACCATCTTCAGAATCACCGAATCCGTAAACTACAAAAGGAATATTCACCTTACGACAAAACATGGCCAGCACCAAAATCTGTTCAATAGAACCTGCCATATTGTTACTCATTGAACCAGAGCGGTCAAGTAACAAAACCAATCCATGTGATTTGCCTTTAGGAACTCTCATCATTTTACGAAAGATATTATCCTCTACTTGATACTTGTATAATTTACCAATATCAATGTCACCAGTATTAGACACTTTAGCCTTTGCATAAGAACGAGCCGCTTTCTTCATTTCAAATTCTTTAGCCAGCAAACTAATGTAGCGCTCATTTTTTGATTTGAATTCTTTTACTTTATCAATATACTCTTTAAGAAACCAGGTTCTTCTTTCAAGTCTTTCTGGATTAAAATAATATGCTTCTAATAATTCATGCACACGCTTTGCAGGTGTAACGATTGCATCTAAATTAGGTTCAGGCAGTCTACCATAAACATATGGTTTACAATCTTGAGATACTAAATCGCCTTCATTATTACGGAAGTTTTCATCCGTTTCACAGTTTGGTTGAAATTGGTCTTTAGTAGAAGCTTTGGAATCTTTGAAAGGGTTTATCTTAGAACCTTCATCTTCACCATCTTCTCCATCACCATCTTCATTATCTGATTTTGATTGTTTTCCTTTACTGCTTTCATCGCCATCTTCACCATCAATATCACGCTTCTCGCCTATATTCTGGTCGCCACCTTCATCTTCAAAATCTTCGGCATCATCATCGTAATCAGAAAATTCATAATCATCACCACTACCATCTTCATCATCACCATCTTGGTCATCTTGAGATTTCATTTTTTCCATAACTGATTGCATGGTTTCAAATTGCTCATCTTTTGAATAATCAAATACAGATTGAGTAACACGAAGCACATCTTCCCAAGTTTCGCAAGATTCTACTTGGCGAACCAAAGCATTTTCTTCATCACTAAAGTCTACTTTAGTGGTTCCTGCCGATTTAGTAAAGAGATTTAACCTATCAATAAAAGACATCGTATTAAGGTTGCGACCTTTAAGGCCAAAGAAATCTCGCTCAGTTAATGATTGATAACCCTTAACGAATGAGGAACGAATACCAGGATATTTGCGTTTAATCTTCTTTTCAATGCGAGCATCTTCAACAACATTTAAGAAACCTTTATATTTTCTACCTAATGTTGAAACAGCATTATGCCATCCTTCAGCTGGTGTATAGAGAGCGTGACCAACTTCATGGCCTAGCATTAAATCATATAATGCACCAGACATATCTTGCCAAATTGGACAATATAAAACCCGATTCTTCGGGTCAAACATCGCCGTGCGGATTTTCTGGTGTTCAATTGTTAGATTTTCTGTAGCCAAGAGTTTGGCTAGTTGAGATTTTGATTCTACTGTGAATGTCATAGATAAACTTTCATTTAATATACAACCATTATAACACAGTTATTGCTATAAGTCAAGCACTTTCGTAAGCTCTTGTTTTATATGAGGATTTTTACACGCTTCTTTAAGGATATTGTATGCTCCATGTGATTCAAATGCTCGTAGAACAGCGGCTAAACAATAATAGAAATGTTGTTCTTCTTGTTCCTGCAAGGTATGTGAATAATCTTCAATCATAATAACTCAAAAAGGCAATAATTTTGGAGCGGTGGTCTGCTTTGCTCAGATAATTCAAGAGGGTATCCCAAATCGTGCTATCACACACCGCATATTTTTTACTATGAAACCATTATATAATAAATCCATTCTAATGTCAAGCGTTTTATTATTATCTGCCGACTTGGCCAAGGTACTTTGCCTTAGTTTCTTCCCAATTCAAATATATCAAATCTGAATAGAATAGAGTATCATATGAAACTTTATCTTTTTTAATTAATTGTTTAATTCTGCCAATGGCGTGTTTTTCTTTCCAAATCTTTACTAGTGCTTCATAGCTAGTATCAAATGATTTTACTAATTGTTCTTCTTTGATTTCACCACGGAGAAACTCATAAGAGTTGTCATACAATGGTGAGAAATAAATGCCTCGAGCATGGTCAGTTCTAATCAACTCTTTAGGAATACCAAGTTTACTATAAGTGAAGCCTAGTGACCTATTTTTATGGTCACGCTTATATGGTTGGCCTGATGGTTTCTTTGCAACATACCATTCAAAGTATTTTCTTGTGTGGTTTTTCTTTAGCCAATTTATAATACCTTGGCGTGTTTCTCTACTTGGTTCAAATGATACTGAACCTGCCGTGAAGCCCATCTTTTGCCAATGGTCAAGATTATCATACTGAGATAAACCTCCAACTTTTGTTTTACCATATAATGATGTCGTTGTTACGCCAACTAATACATCACCATATTGTTTTTTCCAAAGTCTTTGCACTTCATCAGATAAACACAACAAAGCAAGCAACTTGCCACCAACATAGTTATAACCTAGTGGTTGGAATGGCACGATAGTAGAACCAATTGCTGTGTGATTAATCATACTGCCTTGAGTCTTTAATTCTCTTGGCCATCCAATCACCTCATCACGAGGAGTGAGGTCTAAGAAGTCAGATGATATGCAGATAACACCTAGATACTTTCCTGTCACCTGGTCTTTAACCAAGAAGTTTAGGTTACGACCAATGTTACTATTGTTCTTCATGGTTGAAATGAAATTACGAATAGTATTCCATCTTTCAGGTAAGTCTTTGCTTCGTTTCTTCTCAACTTCAAACTCTTTACCATCAATACCAATCTGCATATCTTTACCAGAATCATCTGTATATTCTAATACAGGTTGTAGATTTTGGTAATCTTCAGCTGATTGTGGGATCCAAATAGATGCTTTGATTTCATCAACCAGTTTTTGTTGTGTTGGGTCAACTAGTTGAACTTCTTCACCAAATAAT